AGAAGCAGTTACACAATTTCAAGCAGGTGCTTACAAAGAATTATTACCAGCAGAGGGACCAGTTAGAACACAAATAGTTGGTAGACCGGATCAAGAAAAAGAATCTCAAGCACAACGTGTTAAAGATTACATGAACTATGAACTTATGGAAAAGATGGATGAATACGAACCAGAGTTTGACCAAATGTTATTTCATTTACCACTTGCAGGATCTACTTTTAAAAAAATTTATTATGATGATTTATTAGAAAGAGCTGTATCTAAATTTGTACCTGCTGATGATTTAGTTGTACCTTATTCTGCAACTTCATTAAATGATGCAGAAGCAATAATTCAAACAATTAAAATTTCAGAAAATGAGTTGCGTAAACAACAAGTTTCTGGGTTTTACTCTGATGTTGATTTAGGACCTCCAGGTAATATTAAACAAGATGACGTTGAAAAAAAAGAAAAAGAATTAGATGGCACTAAAAAAACAGGAAGACAAGAGCCTATTTATAATTTATTAGAGTGTCATGTAAATTTAGATTTAGAGGGGTTTGAAGATAAAGATGCAGAGCTAAACCCAACAGGAATAAAATTACCATATATAGTTACTGTCGATGAAGGTTCAAAAAAAGTTTTATCAATAAGACGTAACTATCAACCAACGGATCCAAAGAG